CTTCTTCTTTAACCTTAGAAATTGCAAAACGATCAATCCAATCTTGGCGCTCTTTGTAAGAAAGATTAGTTGGCATTTCATCTACAATTTTGATGAATTCATTTTGCGCTTCGATCAGTTTGTCGTAGTCTTCATCTTCATATTTACCAAAATCGTTTTTTTGTATGTAATTAAATCTATCGAGCTGTTTCTGGAGATTGCTCGTCATCATAGAAAGATTTCGATGTTTCTCAGCTCCCGTTTCACTATTGGCGTCTTTCCATCTTTTTTCTAATTCTTGACCGTCTCTTTTACTGAGACCAACTCGAGCCTTCAACAGATCTTCGTAAGGTAAATTCAGAAGGGTCTTGTCGTTCTGTTCAGAAATAAACTCCATCATATTGATCTTGGCTTCTCGACTGGAAACGGCAGGTTGCTCGACCATTGCCAAAATTGCCTGAGTTCGTTTTGAACCAATTGAAGGTAAAATTCTTGAAATTTTTTTATCGTCGCGAAGTTCATCTACAGTTAGAAAAGGTTGTCCTGAAGCTTGTCGATCTAAAATAATCTTACCGACAATTTCGGCTCTTCTTTTATCAGCCGATTCTCTGGCCTCGTCCATTTGCGCCCTGAACGTATTTAATTTAGCGCGAGCTTTTTCTCCGACCTCGCCGGGAATGTCTTTGAGTCTTCGCATGGCTTCATCAGGAGCAAGATTTTTAACCTTGTCTAACTCAATAAAGGCCTGCTGTTCTGTACCTGAATCATTTTTAACCGTATTTAATTTTTTCTGATTTACGGTATCGATGCGGTCTTTATATTTTTCATAAAGCATGTTTCCAAGTTGAACTTGTCGGGACTCTTTTGAACGAAGTAAATTTTCAATTGCGTTGGTGAGCCCCTCACTTCTTTCTTTAGCTAATTTTTCTTGGAGTGAAGGAAGAAAAGTTCCGTCTTCCCCAACAAGTCCGCGTTTTCTACCGTAATCGACAACGGTCTTTTCAAGGTCCTGAATTAAAGTGTCGAGGGTTACAGTCTTTTCATTATTAGGGTCCATGAAAGCCGTAGCTTCAAACATGTCATTCTTGATCATGTTGGTTGTGCTATCGGCAACACTCTCTTCATATTTACTACGCTGAGCATATTTGGCAGTTAGAGATCGATCGGAATAAATTGCATTTCTGGCATCAAGTTTCTCTTTTACCGCCTGTTTCGTAATGTCATTGGCGTCTTTATATCGCTCAAAAATATCATTGTATTTTTTAGTTCGTTCTTCATCGTACTTTTGATATACCGGGTCTGGGTCTCCTTCGCCGTCTTTAATTTTCAAAAGTTCTTCGTGAGAATATCTGTCAAATTCAGAAGCAGCTTCATCGGCTGCAGTTCCAGCAGAGTCACGTTGAATGGTCATGAAAGCTTGAGCAGCATTCTCAACAAGACCTCCGGCGGCTCTTGTCATCGCTGCTTGACCACGAGAAGGGTCGGGCGTGTTGACTTGCAAACGACCCACAGACTCTTCACCTTGAGGTTGAAATCGATTTACTCTAGGAAGTTGAAACGCCATCTATCCTACTCCCTTTTTTGGGTAACCGCTGGCACCCACACCCTGCGCTACGGTTCCAGCAGCAGACAAAAACGCAGCGTTTGTCGCAAACGAGGCATCTTGGCGAGCTTGAGAAAGACCCATTTGACCTTGCAGACGATATTGGCGAGCTTGCGTCTTATAACCCATCGCTGTTGCGTGAGCCTGTTCTCGAATATCTAATTGGTTAAGCATTCCAATAAGTTTAGACTCTTGTTGAAGTTCTTTTGCAGTACCAAAATTTATGTCCACGTCATTCGCCGCAAGAGTTACTCTTTGCGTACTAATAGTCTGATTAATTACGTTTTGATAACGAGCTACTTCTTCTTCGCCTCGCAGCTTAGCTTCCCATGCGTCGATCTCTGCATATTGAGCGTTAAGTTCAGCAATCTCTTTTTGGATTTCAGCATTAGCACGAATTGTTTCAGCTTGGTGTAAACCAGAAACAATTTGAAATCCTGCAAGTGCGCCGTAAACGTAGGCCGACATCTAAACCTCCATAAAAACGATAAGGTTTTTGACCCATTATCGCAATATATTTAGCTCAGGAATGATTGATAAAATCTCAAAAGGTAGAGGGTCCACTTGCCTAAAGCAGAGTCTCCCGTTTGAATCCCAATCATTCGGAACTGAGACTTCAATACGCTTCGTTTGAAGCGGTTGCGCAGCATTTCCTACGTTCCCCAATTCAATATCTTCGGTCATTGTCTCCAGGTCTTCCATTCCTTGAATATAATCATTCTCAGGGAACTCAGAACCCACATAAAGACCCCGAGTGTTAAAGACCTTCACGTTAACTTTTTCCACGATTTTAGACTCTAAAAGGGCAGGAGACTGTTCGACTGTATCAATGTCCAATGTCTCAACGTCTGCGGTAAACGGAAGTCCGACATGAACAAACGCTCCCCTACGACCACCTGGAATTGTGACCTGACCGCCGCTTACTACGAGATCGCCGTAATCTTCAATATCGTTGTTTGGTGACGCTTCAACGTAGCCGTCCGATAAGAGCGAAACAAGCTTACCTTCAAGATGAGAGAGTCCTGTAAGCGTTGTGTACGTTCGATAAATTGTAATCTCGTCAGCTTCGGCGCTTGGGAAAGTTGTCGAAGGTGTCACCTTCACGACCGTTGTACTTGTATAAGTTGTCACTTCGAGATCAATTGCTGCGCCTTCAGAATCAAAAAATCTGAAGATACTACCTACAGCACCAAGACTTGCAGAATTTGAAAAGATAGCAATATCGGAAGTTAGCGTAAGTGTACCTTCCCAATCCATTGGGTCATCTGCAGTTACGTTAAGTGTTGCACCTGCAGAGAGTTCTGAGTTGTAAGAAACTGCAGAATCCATACAAACCATTTCTTTAATATCTGTTACAAAGCGATCAGTCCCGTATTCAATAAGGCGAGTACCATCACGATTAACAAGGAAATAGACGACGGATTGACCGTCAAAATTCCTATTGACCGTTACCGATTCGTATAGTCCGTCTGTATCTGAACGAGCCCATGCTCGCATTTCATGCTCACGATCATATGTGAAACTTGCAGCCTCACCGTCATCAAAAACACAATGTACGAGTGGAATGTCTCCATCTTGGAAGGCCCATGAAACAATTTGTCTTCCTCTAAATAAGTGGTCACTGAATACACTCATTTCCGCGCCTGCGTACCCGCCTGCCTCGTTCGAGTAAATTAAATTGCGAACTGTATTGGTCACTCGATCAACAAATAAAAGACCACCTGGAACCTCTAAAGGGACTAAAGTTTCCTGAGCTACCCAACTTCCTTTTTTGTCGAAAGCTAAATTCGTGGGAGCCATAGCTCCAATGTTTTGGTAAACACCTGTGGTGGTGAAAGCCAGAAGTCCACCGTTGTCGATCAGATGTAATATTTCCCCATAACCACCAGAACCGACTTTAAAAAGTAAAGCTGAGTCATCTCTATAAGGTATATCCCTATAAAAATTATTTAAGTAACCTGTTCTTGAAGCAAACAGTTCACCTTTGAAAATATTGTCCGTTACCAAAAGTCTCTGTTGATAAATAGCGCCTGTTCTACCATCGATGTCACTTGAAGTGACAGGTTGACTTAAAGACTTATCTACTGGAACGACAGGTTGTTGAGTGTAATCTACGTCTTCACCGTAGTCTTCAAAGGTGGCAGCACCAGCAGAAATCGCAACCGTTGCCATATAACCGTAAGCTATTCCGTTTTCTGGTCGTCTATAAACCCTTAACTCTGTTGCACCCGTAAAAGAAGAACAATTGACTACGAAAGTATTTTTCTCAGCGGGATTAATTGGTAATTTAGCTGAACCTACAGCGTGTTCAAAAACCGTAAATTCTTCACCTTTTAAAACTATTGCTGAAGCATATTGGACATTGTATCCTGTCCCACCAATAACTCGGCTTGTCTCTGAAGGTACAGCTAAAACCGGAAGAGAATTTAAAACTTCTTCAATTCTTGTTGTTCTAAAAAAATCACCTGAATCTAGTGTTCCAAGTACAATCTTCATTGCCTTTCGATTTTTACAAAAAACATTCACGTAACCCTTATGTGGAACGAACTGAACATAAGGTAAATCTAATTCGCTCATGCTGTGTACAGACTCTTCGTATGTACCCAAATCTAAATCATGGACTCGAACGTAACCGTGACCCCATTCAATTAAATACTCAGTGTAAGGAGGGGAATAAAGAATACACTCTTTATTTACTTCTGTAGGTGTAAACGTGTGAGTACCTGAACCTGTACCTGGAATATTAACTACCGTTCGAGCTAAATAATTAGCGTAACTTGAAGCAACACCAAAAGTTCCGTAAACACCATGTGAGAAAAGCACATAATATATATCACCGGCGACCAATGAGCCAGAACCTGGTAAAGTACCAGTTGTGCTTAAAGTGATTGTGTCTCCGTCGCGCATTCCATGATTGGCCGCGATTAATGCGTTACTTATTCCGTCACAGGTAAAAGTTTGAGCTGCAACGGTAGGAGTTTTTGCAGACTTTAAATATTTAATTCCTGCACGCGAAACGATTCTTCCGGTTTTTCCGATATGCGCATTTCGTAAAGTCGCAAGTCCAGTCTTATATTTATCGAAAGTTGTTCGCTCGTGTAAAGCGGGGTCAAGTTCACCTGCTGAGAAACTTGATTGAATCTTCTGAGACATTACGAAGTCCGTTCTTCGACAAACTCAGACTGTGTTTCATCATCGTCGAAGTGAGCATTTTCCAAACGGTCATGTTCTTGAGCATTGGTTTTGGCCAAAACATATCGCTCTTGAATTTGTTTTATCAACTTATCTCCACCCTTACTTGCAATGAGCGGAGCTGAAAGAATTGCCAAATTATAAGCGATCGCCAAACCTGCGTTTGCACTCATTGTATTGAGCGCCACGTCTTTAGGAATGTACTCGATAATCACATCTTCTTGATTACAGAAGATGACCTTCTCTCCATTATGTTGAGCCACTCTTCGAGGAACTTGGGTTGAACGAGTGTCTTTTAAAAGTTGAGTTTGAATGCGCCGTAAAAGTGCACAATTGTCAGGATATTTATAAGCAAAAAGCCAAAGATCATTTGGCTCTTCTGCGCGCAATTCTAGAGTTTTTTGAGAAGATGTTCCGTCTAAATCAAGATCTTCAAGGGTACTGTAGAGTGCCGTTTCCCAGTGGACATTCAGAGTTTGATTTTCAGTGGAGATGTCTGTTTCTGTGTCCTGAATTCGTTTTTTTAGGAGCAGTGCACCCAGCGCCAAATTGAAAATTTTAGCCTTTGTGTACATCCTGCTCCCTCATTCATTTAGACTTTTTTCATCCAAGAGCCGAGCTTTTTCTCGTCGTCGACCATGAATTTATCGCCCTGTGCTCTTCGCACACGCTCATAAAAACCTGCTCGCAAAGCGACAACCATGAAAGGTGCTTTTTTTACGACAGGCTCTTCTTGTTTTGGAGACGGCTGCTCGACCTTTTTTTCTTCGGCTTTAACTTCAGCAGCGGGAGCCGGAGCTTCCGCCACTTTAGGTTTACGACCAGAAGAAGGCGGAGCAGGCATAGACCCGCTCTGACTTTCTTCAGACATCTTACACCGCCGCGTCTACAACTTTAGTGAACGACTTATACTTAGCGATTTCGTCAGAAGGCACCAAGTAAACATCCAAAGTAACGGTAGTAGTACCACCAGTTGCAGTGTTGCGGAAACCAAGATGCAATTGGTCCATCACACCTTTTGGGATTGGAATTTCATGCACGCTACCAACGGTCAAATCCGCAGCTAAAACCGTGATAGAAGAAAGAACCGCCAAGTTGCTTGTCAACCCGGTGTTATCCGCTTGAACTGCTTCCAAAGTGTGGGTTGAACCTGCACCTGCAGCAACAGTAGGGACAACGAGCAAGGACATTTGGCGTCCAATACTCAAGTCCTGAGCTGCTGACTGCTTTTGATAAGAGTAAGCTGAAACTGTAGCCGCACCAGTAAATGCTTGTGCTCGGCACAGTTGATTTTCAATATCGAATCTCATTTAAAGTCTCCTGTTAAATTGTTTCAAAATCAAAGCGACCCGATTTCTCAGGTCGCGATTTATTCAATTACGTTACTCGATCTTCTGTGTTTAACAGAGCGTCTGAGCGACGAACTGGACGACCCAAGAACATCAACACTTGTTGACCTTGGTAGTTATCGTATGTGATTCCCGCGCCCGCACCAACTGCAGTTCTTGCTTGTTTATGCAAGAAAGCTTCGATTGTGCGGTTCACATACCAAACGCCATTTCCGTTTTGTGGATTGTGAATTTTGTAGTGTGCACTGATCATCAAATCGATCAAGTCAGCAGCGCCTACACCTGACAACAACAACGCTGGGTCGATGTTACAGATACGAGCGGCTTGGCGGTAATCTTTTACAACCAGACCGTGGTCGATTTCAAATTGCTCTTCGTAACCCCAGAAAGTTCCGGCGTCACCGTTAGAGTCTAAAGCGCTAATTTGAACTTCTTTACCGCCCGCAGAGCGGTCAGTACGTTTCAAACCGGCTTGAGTCCCTTTAGGGTAAACTCCGAAAATTGACATTGGACCCCAGTGAACCAACAACATTGAAGTGTTGTCAGAACCAGTACCACCACCGTCAATAACTTGACGAGCAGTCTCTTCAGTGGACTCATTTACTGTTGAGTAAACATCCATGAAACCTGCAGACTTCAAAGTTGAAGAAAGAGGTGAACCATAAATGGTCAAACTTGCGTGCTCAATTGCTTGAGCCTGGATATGACCCATTGCTTGGTTCCAGCGATTGAAAGCGATACGATCTACACCGCCACGTCTTGCAACAGCTGCGTCCATTTGAGATTTTGACTCAAAGTGTGAAGCTGTGAACGTGCGCTCTTCGATTGTGGTTTTAGAAGCCGGAATCGCCTGATTCGCTTTACGGTAGTAAACCGCAGGCAAAGCGGAACGGATACTTTCCTTATGGACAGTACCTTCGTTCATTTCCATATATGGAATATCCAACAACATCGGATTCTCTTGAACAAGAACCTCTGCAACTTTACCGATTTGCAGATCTTTACCCTTCGCAACATCTGCGAGCGTGACTAATTTTGTACCTAGAGCTGACATTTTATTCTCCCGTTAAGGTTTTAGTTTTATCTATAAAAAGCCAAATGATCGTCTTCTTTGTTTTCAACAGGCTTTTCGGCATGAATCGCATCACCTTGAATCATTTTTTCAGGTCGATACAATTTTGCCGCCAGTTGTGCCAAATCGCGCATAACATAAGGAGGCAGCATGGACTTGCGTTCTGTCAATGCTTTTCTTGTCTCGGGCAAGAATTCAGCCAAAACCTTTTCAGCCATCATTATGTTTTTATCGAATTTGTCACCGCCAAAAGTCGGGTGATTCAGCAATTCTTTGTGCCAATTACTCTTCACCGCTTGAACTGCTTTCTCTTGAGCCGCTTTGTTGTCTGCGGCAATTTTCTCAGCCGCTTTAACTTCAGCACTTTTTTGATCTAAGAGTTCCTGTGCTGCTTCTTTTGGTAATTTATGTTTCAGAGCAAACTCTTTAAACTTATTTACCTCTTTGACATCCAGGCCTTTTCCATCCAACTCATATTCAAGTTTTACTTCAGGTTCTGGTGGCGGTGGAGCTTCAGGTTCTGGTTCAGGTTCGGGAGGAGCCTCTTTTGTGTACCCTGAAACAGGGTCTTTAATTTCTTCCAGTACTTCTTCAGCTGGAGTTTCAGGTTTAGCCTCCGCAGGAGCGGCAGGTAAACTCGGGTCTTTTACATAACCGTATTCGTCCAACTGAGGTTCTTGTGGAGCCGCTGCAGCTGGAGGTGGTGTTCCACCGGCAGGGACTCCTTCTTCAGGCGGAACAGCCTGTTCAAGCTTGAGTATATTCCAATTTCTCAACATGTTTTTCCTTTTCTATTTGAGCCAAAGTAACTCCGGCAAATTCAGGCGAGGCTTCGGCTACTATTTTAAATATCGAATTTCCCGCCCGTAAGAATCCCAATTTATCGTGCAAGAATTCTCCTGATATACCTAAAGGTGGAGCTTCTCCGACTTCAAAACTTTTAAAAAGATATTTAATAAAATCTTTTCCTGACTTTGTAGCAATCACCCCTTGAATCGCAAGAAGAACAGCATGATGTTCATGCCGCTCTTTTGCTTCTTGGTTTAATTGCTCAAGTTTAGTCATTAGTTCACGTCTGTAATTGGACCGTTATGACTTACAGCAACCCACAAATTTGCACCGACTGCTTGTAAAGTCACAGAAGTACCGATGTCTGTCATACGAATCGCATCGCCACCAGCAGGACTGATTGTTCCGCCTGATGCTGTGATCGAACCGATTTGATCAGTACCATCAGCAGGGTTGATGTCTACGTCGTCCGCTGTTCCTGCAGCAAAAGTTAAACGGCAACCTAAAACAGTAGACGCTTCAGGTAATGTGATTACGTCTGCGCTATCGCCGACAAAAGTGCTTCCGCACTGAGCCGCTGTGATAGAAGTTGTCGTAATGGCTACATTGTTTTGCAAGAAACCTGACACTGTATCGCCACCGTCACCAGTGATACCACCAGTTAAAGTGATGTCACCATCAGAAGCAGCCATTGTAAGCTTGGCAACTTGAGAGCCAGAAGTGTCATTTGAAATGGTGAAACTGTTATCAGAAGCTACTGAAGCCATCTGCCAGTCATCGCCGCTATCATCCGATTCATCGGCTTGAAGAACAAAGTTTGAATTTGTTGCTTCGAAAGCATTTACTCGAATTGTAGCTGCAGCATCATCAAATCCGAAAGTCAAAACATCAGAAGCGCTCGCAAGTGTTTCGCTATCAGCAAACGACAAAGTTCCTGCAGTCGAAATCGACAATTTGGAAACTTGTGAACCTGAAGTATTATTGCTGAAACTGAGCGCATTTCCTGAAGCCGCAACCGTTGCTGCCCAGTCATCGCCGTTGTCATCGGAGTTATCCGCTGCCAAAGTTAAAACGATGT